TAACCTCAGCAGATGCTGTACCTTCTACCTGTCCTACCCACCAATTGAAACCGTCGTTACCAATACGCTGAGTAGGGATTAACTGGGATAAAAACTGATCCATGCTAATCAATCATCAAAAATTTTACACTCTGGTGCTCCTGGTTGCTGATCACAATAGAGTTCGAGTGGTGAGGGATCGTGATGATCACCTGCTTCAATCTCTTTTTTATGATGCTCAACATACTCTTCTAGATCATGCAGTTCGCCCTCAATGTGACGACGCTGCTGTGGAGAAGTTGTAGGATTTGCAAGAATTTCCTTGTCCTTCTCAATATGTTGTTCGATGCTTTCCATAGTAGTTACCTCCTTGTTTATTTAGATCCGTGATTTGACTGTTTATTTTTCATGCCGTAAGAATCTCTCATAAGACGTAAGGTTGTTAAGAACCTGCCATTAGTTCCTACAGTTCTGTCATATTCATGTGTTACTTCTTCAACTAAGTACATCCCACTACTTTCCTTATCGTAAGGATCTTTCTTTGCTTCCACATCAGGCAATTTAGTTTGTAGTCTAATATCAACTCTATCACCAGCACAAATCTGTGCATTGCCAGGAATTACGATAGAACACTTTTGGTTCTTCAACAACTCATATCGTGCAAGTGCTTGTGCTGTGTAGTATTTTTGCCAATCAGCAAAAGGAGTTGGTGCTTCAGAACCATCACCTTGATCAGGGGATGCAATCTCAGCATCATTATACCACGTTTCATGATCTAAAAGCACAGACATTCTCTTGGTTGGATAATCAGATAATTTGACTTCCTGATCAAAGAATGCCTTAGAGGTAGGAACTAGATTAATTCCTTCCTGACCACCTAAATGTGCCATATTGTCATAACTGTCTTTAATCCTATAGACATACTCTTCATATTGTCCAGTAGAATGATTAAAGAATGCAAGGAACGAAGAATACTTACCTTTTCTAAGAGAAGCAAGCAAATCTAACTCACCAGCAAAAATAGATTTGTAAATTAAAAATCTTTCATCGGCATCATCTTGATTTGCAACTCTTTCCACATATGGACCATGTGGTTGTACTTTCCACATCTTCGATTTTAAGTCACTATCTTCATCTGCACAGAGAGTATCAACGGCAAAGAAATTATAACCTCTAATAGTCTCCCAGAAGAAAAATCCACCACTTCCCTTAGCTTTCTTAGATTCCCTGCCAGTTGTACTCTGAGAATCACCAGCAGATGTAGTATCTTCCTCATACTTTCCTTGTGGAGATACACTCCTAGTTGCTAGTTGTGCAGCAATGTCAAAAGGTCTTCTGGAGTTAGGAGTCATCTTGACATCAAACTTAGACAACTCACGATTAAAAGTTTTCTTTGTCTTTAGCGTATCTTCTAAGATCTTTGCAATGATATTAGATGGGTTACCATACAATACTTTCTCCATACGGAGAATTTCATTATTTAATGCCTCTGGAGAAATCAAACCAAGTGTATAAACTTGCTTTTTGTTCTGAATGAATCTATTAGCAACTTTCCAGACCACAAAATCATATGTAAAGTCACCGAGGTTAGTAGTTACCTCTAGTTGCACCATCTCAGCACCTTTAATTGGCAATCCTTGTAAAAGACCACCACTATCAACTACTACTAAGGTTGCTGATAAGAATGGAGAAGTAATATTCTCAACGTAACTAAAACTATTGATTAGACTAGTTATGGCGATAAAATCTTCTTTTCCACTTTTTCCCTGAGGAGCAATCTTTGCAGTCTTAAAAGAAAACTCAGTAAATGTTCCAAATTTCATCAGGTTGTCCTCAGTCTAAGTTCACTTGCCCAAGAGTTGCCCATATCATTACTACTGACTCCAAATGAAACATCAGCAGGCAAGTTACCACCAGTTTGTTGTGCTCCAGTAGTATAGTAATTATTAACTACTGTCGCTGCTGGTGAAGCACTAGTTGCCATGGCAAGTTCTTGAGATCTTACAGCAAGAGGTGTAGTTACAGCTGGTTGCTGCATAGATTGTGCATCTCTATAAATTTCTGCAGGAGATCTTGGGTTATCATCTGGAGAAATTTTAGGAGCAGTTCTAGCTTTACCTGCTCTTATAAACGAATTAACAACATCCTGATTTTGTCCATCAGTATTCAAGCGGGTTGCACCTAATCCCCTTCCTTTATACAAATCCCAACCATCTTCGGTTTTATATCCATGGTACTCTTCACCATTATGCTCAAAGTCGAATCTTTGACCTGGCGTAAATCCATAATTATCAGTCATAGCACCAGCACCTCTCAATTTCACCGTTTTTAGTTTAGATTCTTGCTGATTCTTAGGTGGTGGTTCTGGAGGTTCTTGTAATATAGGAGCAGTAATATTTTCTTTTGCCATGAAAGCAATAGGATCTACAGCAGTGCTCCTATCTCCAAGAACTTGGTATCTTTCTAAATGTAAATGAGTGTAGTTTGATTTGCCATCTGGTGATGGATAATAAACTAGTTTTGCAATTCTATCACCTGCTGATACTCTATCCCCAGGTTCTACTTGTGGTGTGACATGACCATAAATGTAAGCAGATCCGTCATCATGTTTGACAACAACACCCGCACCATACTTGCCAAAGTTCGGAATGTGCTCCATTACCGTACCATCTTGAATTGCTAGTACAGGTGAATTTTCGTCCATTCCAATATCAGAACCCATGTGATAACCACCACGACCATCATTATAATATTGTCTAAATTGTCCAAAATTAGAAATTGGATTCTGTCCTGTACTATCTTGAGTAATTGTTGGTGGTCGTTGTCCTTGAGCAGTAGGAAGAACTCTAGCTAAAACACCTGATTTTTTTGTTGCATCGAGATCAACATCATCAAAATTCATACCTCGGTATTGACGACCACCAGAAGCATCATCATCTCTTGATGGGTCTGGTTTTTCTTCCCATGGCCACTTAAAACCACTAAACAGACCTACGCCTGCTTTTTTCATTAATTCACCAAATCTCATCCAACCATCTTTTTTGATATGGAATTCTTCTAGTCCCTCAGCCTGTAGTTTTGCATACTTTTTCTTATTGTCCCACTGTGCATTCAACACACCCTCACCAAACATATCAAATGTTTTTTGGGTAAGAGGCATAACTGCCTCTTTTGCTTTATCAGGTCTGTCATTAAGAAGTGCTCCTACATTTTGACCAAGAGGAATACCGCCTTCTGCAAATGGAACTACACCAAAATCTCTAGCAGCAAGGATACCATCAATACCTAGAGATGCAGCAGTTCCCACACCAGGAACAATAGCAGCAAGACCAGATAGGATTTCAACAATACCACCGATCTTATCACCCCTACTAAATCTATCTGCCGCAAGACCACCTGCAACAGCAAGACCTAATCCAAATGGTAGTTTCTTACCAGCGACTTTACCTAAAGTCTTGGCACCAAGTTTAGCGCCCGCTCTAGCACCAGACTTGCCTGCTATCTTCATGCCGATACCAGCACCTAATCTAGTTGCTGCTCTTCCAGCACCACGCTTCATAGCAGCTTTGCCAAGACCTACAGCAGCTGCTTTAGCACCAAAACCACCAATACCTCCGCCGCGGCCACCAAATCCTGCTAGACCAGCAAGTTTTTGAAATGGTGAATTTCCAGAAAGATCAAATGTTTTCTCTAATTGGTTTTCTTCTCTTCTCGCTAATGCTCTATTAGCAAGTCTATCTGCTCTAGACTGCGCTTCTTTAGCAATCTGGATATTCTCCTCAGTTTGCTCTTCAGTTGCACGAACTAACTGGGTAGTGACAATAGTTAAATTGTCAATTGCTTCTACAACATCAGCAGAACCATCACCAATTTCGTCTTGAATTACACTAAGACTCTTAACGAACATTGCGTCGCCAGGAAGGTCACGCTCAACACCAAGATTTTGATAGTCAACGTTTACAATAGCATCACTAACAAATCCTTCTGGTTTTAGTGGTTTACCAGAAAAACCCATGCTTCTGGCAAGTGGACCACCACGAACTTCAGCAGCAGTTGCCATTGCAGATGGCAAAGTTCTCTGCAGAGAAGAACCCGCTAATGCTTTACGTAAAGGTGGAGCACTTCTAGGAGTTTGTATTGATATATCAGCTTCTGTTACTGGTCCACCATCATCAAAAGGGTCAGGATCAGGACCCTTTACAAGTGCTCCACCTTTATCTTCTGCCTTTTTTTCTCTCTTCTCTCTACCATCCAAATACTTTTTAATGGCTTTATAAATTTTGTCGAGATAATCTACCTCTCCTCTAGGATCTTGATATGATAGAAACCCGTGTGCCATTACCTTTTAGCTGCTTCTTGTGCTTGTTTGACTTGTTCTAAGTATTGCATTAAGAGAGTAGTGTAAACCTGCCTCTCCCATGGCATCATATTTTCAATTTCACTCAAACTATATTTATGGTGCTGCATCAAGGCGAAGTTAG